GCATAACAGCTCTATCCGAGGGATTCGTGAGTACCTGCCACCGTAGTTCTGGACCTTTTCCTAGCAACCCATCTGGACTGCCGCGCACCGGTCCTGCCAATCCACCTGCACTGCCGCGCACCGGCAGCGTTGCCGCCGTGCCGCGTGCCGGCTTCGCCGCACTACCGCGAACCGGTGGAGCGCCGGCGGTGCCAAGAACCGGCGGCGCTTCAGCAGCGCTGCTGTTCGCCACAGCATTGCTCGTACCAGTCGCTGGCCACGCGCAGCTGAAAGCCGACTTCGCGCCCAGCGAGTCGCAAGCCTCGAAGCGCATCGACATCATCGACATCGAGTTCAGCCAGTCGCGCAGCATGTTCACCTGGTGCGACAAGAACGGCCAGCTGTGGGTGGGCAAGATCGATCCTGACACGGGCGAGGTCACCAAGCCGCAGCTCCACCTTCTTGACCCGGATGCCATCACGCCGGCGGACATGAAGTACACGACCAACGGGCCGGAATGGGTTTCGACGCCCACCGGCGACCACGTGGTCTACACCAAGTTCATCGCCGATCCGAGGAAGCCCAAGAACGCCCGCATGGCGCTGGTGGAGCTGAGCGCCGATGGCTCGACCTGGAGCGAGCCTCAGTTGCTGCCCTCAGATGCAGGCCGCACGGCGGTCTACACCAGCGACGATCCCAGTGATCCCAAGCCGCGCATCAGCTACGTGGACGGCAAGAACAACCACTTCTGGCGCTACCTCTACGAGCCCGCGTCGGAGGTTGCGGTCAAGGGCATGGCCCAGACCGCGAAGGCCGTCTCGGTGCGCTTCACCAAGGGCTACAACGGCCTGGTCTATTCGCAGGACGTGGCCGGCGTGAAGCAGGTCTTCTTCCTCACGCTGGACAACGGCAAGCTACAGCAGATCACCACCGACGACGGCGACAAGGACCTGCGCACCGTGCCCTGGGTGTGGCGCGCGCCCGAGTTCAACAACAAGCTCGTGCTGATGACCACCGTCAACGAAAACGAGTTGCGCTTCTACAAGGGCGACGGCGCCGGCACCTGGGCCAAGGTCAGCAGCGTGAAGCTGCCCGAGGGCAGCACCGTGGCCTCGCCGGAACCCTTCACCTACAACGGCAAGTCCTACGTGTCGCTGGCCGTGAAGTCCGCGGCGTACAGCTACGCCAACGCCGTCTACCTGGCCGCCGTGTCGCCGAACGCCAAGACCCCGCTCTGGAAGGTCACCGACGACACCGACGGGCACATGCGCATGGACCCCGAGGTGTTCGTCACCTCAGCCAATGGCCCGATGGTGTTCTTCAACAAGTTCGACCCGTCCAAGGATCCCTCAGGCGAGAACCCGAACTGCAAGGAATGCGCTGAAGGCCTTTTCCATGCAGCAAGTGGTCTATGACCTTCTCGCTCGCAACGGCGCCTCAGGTCCAGCACAGTTGCGCTAGGCTTCCAAAGCCAGCACGCGCGGCACGAGAAACCGATTTCGGTCAGCCACCACTGTGGGGAACGAATTCCACTCGGCAAGCTTTCATGGCTTATAGATAGATCTTCAAGCATGCCTGCAAACAAGAAGCATCACTATGTACCACGCTTCTACTTGAAGAACTTTGCTTCCGACGGCAGGAGCGTGAGCCTTTACAACTTTCGTCAGAAGCTTGTTGTATCCGAAGCGAATCTAAAGAACCAGTGCTTTAGAGACTACATGTACGGGAAAGATGGGCAGCATGAGTATCAATTGTCTCAGCTCGAAGGCGCACTTGCGCCGCTGCTCCGTGAAATCATCGAGACGAAAAAACTACCGCCTTCGTGGTCACCAGGTCACGAAACATTATGTGTTTTGACTCTCGTTCAGTTCGCGCGAACGGCGCATTCGGCAGATGCTTTAGATGATATGGCTGACGGCTTCTGGAGGCACGTTTTGGCTAAGGACCCACGCGTGTCATCGGACATGCTTGATAATGTACGCATCGGCCTAAACGATCCGGCCAATCTCGCCGTTTCCATCGTATTGCAAAGCTACCACCTCATCATGGACATGACAGTTCGCCTGTTAGAGGCCCATGCCGGAGGTGAGTTCATCACGAGCGACAATCCTGTCGTGTTGTACAACCAGCTTCTCGAGTTTGAGAAGTTTGGAGCTTCGACTGGGCTGGTGCAAAAAGGTCTGCAGATATTCTTTCCGCTCTCGCCACGATACGCACTGATGTTTTACGACTCCGATGTCTATCGAGTCAGCCCGCCTGGATCAATGCCGCTGTCGGTCCCCACCCTTTCTGACATGGAAGAAATCAATGCGCTTCAAGTCGTGGGTGCTCTCGAAAATGTGTACTTTACATCTCCGAAGTCCAACGTGTTTCGAGTCGTCGAACGCGGTCAGTGTTTCCGCCGGGAAAAAAAGACAAGCATGATCGTAATGCCGGAGCGCGAAACGCTCACCGGTTTTTCTCAACTGATCGCCAGCGGGCGAGAGGATGTACGGACTGATTTAAGCCTTACTTTCACGAAATTGCTAAAGCCAGCCAAAAGGTGGCGGGAAGAGCGAAAGAAGCCTGGGCCGAAGCGAATCGTAGTTCCTCGCGATCCCAACCTCTTGAGAGAGCACGAGAATTTTCAGCTACTTGTAAAGCAAGGTAGGTATCAGCCCGCCGAGTTTGTGAAATATCTCAATGAGCGCGGATGAACTTGGGAGCGTCTCAACCAAAGCGCAGCGCCAGGAGCGAGCCGTTTGAGTCCCAGGAGTGCGGCCCCTATGCAATCAGACTATCGATGCTATTGTTGCTGTCCGCTTTGTTGCCCGGCTCTTCCCCCTGTGGTCGCGCCTCGTTGCGCACTTGGAAGATCCGATATGTTCCCACCGGCGGGTAGCAAAAAAAACGGCCCTCGTGGGGGCCGCTTTCATCTCGCTTCGCTGATCGGGCGGTCAGCTCGGCGTGGCCTCCGCGGCCTGGTCGGACGTCATGCGCCGTCCCGCAACATCGCTGTTGTGGACGTTCGTCACGATCGTGATGTGGTGACCCACCACGAAGATCCCGTCCTGGCCGACTGGCCCCTCTCCTTCCAAGCGTCGAGTCGTCAGGTTCGCGAGACGCGCCTGCTCGATGGCCTTTGCTACGAAATCGTCTGAGTTCATTACCCGTTTGCGTTCAAAAAATACAGCGGCAGCGAATGTAACGAGGTTTGACAGGATGACGACCGCCAAGAAGGCCATCCCTGTAAGAGTTGACAGGTACATGCCCCCGTATATCGGTCAACCAATCACAACGTTGATGATCCGCGGTCATCCCGGGGTCGCGAGCTGCAAAGCACATGTCGATCCCTCGGGTGCGGCTCAATCGGATCGTGATCGTGGGCCGCTCCTACCGCTGAGCTCCAGAGCTGTCGCTCGGTTGCGTAGGCGAGCTGCAAAGTAGCTTGCTCGGAGAGAAATTGCGCCGGTGAAGTAGCCGTCGACCACGTTGCCTGCGAGCTGTTCTTCTGGCACGAGGTCGAGCGGAACGATGTGGTACATGTGGTCGAGTGTGACTTGAGAACCGCTGGGTGAACTCTCCACCGGAATGGTTCCAAGACCTTCAGCCACTTCAAGGAGTTCGGGAAAGGCCTTCCAGCAGTTCGACATGAGTGGCTGGCTGGGAAGGGGAGAACTCTGGCTGGGTTCGAGGCTCGGCTTCTGGCGGAGAAACACGATGAACTGCTGTCCGACTTCTCGTCCCGTGAAGAAGCCGAAACTTAGGACTTCACCCTCCGTTGTGCCTCGAATGGCGCTGACGACCTGAGCCGTGTAGCGGACGCCACAGCTGTCGCCCGTGGCGCTCGTGAGTGCTGTCGCTTCTCGAATCTGCACCCATGCCACAACGGGCAACTCTCGCACAGCGGTGTCGGGATCGAACCGAATGCTCATCGCCAACGCGGTCCCAGAGATGAAGTTCAGGACGGCAGCGGCAATTGCCATGGCGCGGTTCATGTGACCCCTCAGGTTGCCGGCCGCCGGGTGGCGTCCGATGTCTCATGGTTTGGAGCGTATCCCGGTCATCTGTCGATGACATGTCAATCGGGCGCCATATCTTCAGCTTCCCCCGCGCTGCCGTTCGCCCCTTGCAGCTCCGCCTCCAACTCGGTCGTGAACCCGCCGTCCGCGATGGTGTGCGTCACCTTCGTGATCAACCAGTCGGCGCCGTCGATCTCGGGCTTGAAACCTGAGACCTGAAGCGGTGTCTGCGCGTCGGCTTGCGGCAGGCCGCTGGCCAGGCTGATCTGGAAGGTGGCGGCGCCGCGCTGGATGCGCTGCCACTCGGCCTGCGCTGCGGCGCGCGCATCGGCCTCGGTGGCGTGGCTCTCGCGCAGGCGCTTGGCGTTGCCGCTTTGGCCCACCAGCACGCTGCGCTGCTTGGCCTGCTTGGGGTCGTGCCAGTAGGCGCGCACGCCGCTGTAGGCATCGCGATCTGCCGCGTGCCAGCGGTGCTGGTCGCCGGCGGCTCGGGTGATCTTCAGCGCCGGTGGCGTGGCGCCGGTGCTGGACGTGCTGCCGTTGATCGGCAGCAGCACCAGTCGCATGGCCTTCACGGTGGCCACCGCGTCGTGCTGCCTGGCCAGGCGCGAGATGAAGTTGATGTCGCTCTCGTTGGTCTGGTCGGCATGCGAGATCGGCGTGCTGGCCAGCGTGGCGTCCAGGCGGACGCTGAGGCCGTTGCGCTCGGCGATGGTCCGGGCGATGGCGCCCAGCGTGGTGTCGTGCCAGCTGTGCTCCACGCGGTTGCGCAGGGCGGCGCGCAGGTTCGCACTGCGGGCGCGGATCACCAGTTGGTCAGGCGATCCCGAGTGCTCGACCTCGTCGACCTCGAAGCTGCCTTTGTCCACCAGCGACTGGCCGGCCCAGCCGATGGCGACGGTGAGCGCCACGCCGCGGCCGGGCACCTCCAGCCGGCCGTCGGCATCGTCCAGCACCAGGTCGAGCTGGTCAGCCTTGCCGCCGCGCTCCAGCGCCAGGGTCAGGCTGATGAGCCGTGGCTCGATGGCGGAGGTGATCTCGCGGCCGCCGAGGCTGATGCGGTAGGCCGGCTGCGCGTAGCTGGCGGGATCGTTGCTGGCCATGTCAGCGCGCCAGGTCAGCCGAGGTGCTGGTGCCGAGCTGGTCGGTGGCGTCGTCGTCCACGCGCTTGAGCGTGATGGTGAACTCGATGCGCTGCGCGGTGCCCTCGGCCAGGTGGTGGGTCTCGTGCTCGCGCAGGTTGGTGATCACGAAGGCGCCGTACACGCGGCCGCTGCCGGCCACCAGCGGCCAGGCCTGGCCAGTGTTGGCCATCTCGCGCAGCAGGTCCAGGCTCTTGGTGCTGCCCATGAAGGCCGGGAACAGCACGCCCGACAGCGTGGTGGTCTCCTCACCCGGCCCGACGAATTGCGAAGCCGGCCGGCCGCCCACGCGGCTGTTGCTCGGGTGGCGCCATTCGGCGTTGCGCTCCAGGTCCTGGTACGCCAGGGTCGTCAGGCTGAAAACGAATTGCCCGTAGCCCATCATCATGGGAGAAATCCTTGATCAGTTGGTGTCGCTCAATCTGGCGCGGTTGCGCGCTGCGCTCTGGCGGTCGCGCCGGTCCATCTCGCTGGCCACGGCACGGGCCAGCGCGCGTTCATCCATTCCGGGGCTGGCGTGCACCTGGATGGCGTAGCTGTTGCCGCCCTGGCCAGCGGCCGCAGGCGCCGCGGCGGCCCATGCCTTCAGCGGCGGCCGGGTGTCCATGCGAACCGGTGCCTGCGGGCCGCCAGCCGGCGCCCCAGGCGCACCAAAGCCTAGGCGACCCTTCACCCAGTCAATCGCCGCGCCCACCGCGCCGCCCAGCGCGCGCACGATGCCTGCGGTCCCGCCGATGATCCCGTCGACCAGCGCCTGCAGCAGCTGGCCACCGGCCTCCAGGAACTTCGGCCCGGCGCTGGCCAGGTACTCGATGCAGGCGCCAATCGCCTGGACCATCAGCCCCGCTGGCGACCACTTCAGCAGCAGCCCCAGCACCGCAGCGGTGCCGCCGCTGAAGGCCTTGGTCACGCTGTCCCACAGGCCCGAGAAGAAAGCCTTGATCGGCTCCCAGTAGGTGTAGATCAGCAGCGCAGCGCCGGCGATGGCCGTCACGGCCAGGCCGATGGGGTTCAGGAACAGTGCCCGCCCAACCCAGAGCAGCGCGGTGCCAATGCCGCGGATGATCGGGATCAGCGACAGCCCGCGCAGGCCCAGCAGCGCAAAGCCGTAGCGCACCACCGCCAGGGGCGCCAGCACTGCGGCCACGGCCACCAGCAGCGAGCCGAGCACCACCAGGATGGCGCCAACCGCCGCGGCCGTCTTCAACAGCGCACCGGTCAGCACCGGGTGCGCCTGGCTCCAGGCGCTGATGCGCTCCAGCACGCCGCCAATGCTGTTCATCAGCTCGATCAGGGCCGGCCGCAGCGTGCGGCCCAGCGTGGTGCTGGCCTCGAAGAAGCGGTTGTTCGCCATCTGCCAGCGGGCCGAGAGCGTGTCCACGCGCGCCGAGAACTCGCGCGCCATTGAGCCGCTGGCGGCCATGCCGTTGGCCAGGTCGCGTTGGCGCGCCAGCTCCTCGGGCTTGTCGACCAGCTTGGCCAGCGTGTCCGAGTGCTCCAGCCCCACCAGCTCGACCATCACGCCGATGCGCTTGGACTGCGGCAGCTTGCGGATCGCCTCGACCACCTGCAGGAAGGTGCCGGTCGCGTCGGTGCCCATGCCGGCCTGGATGGCGCCGCTGTTGAGCCCGATCTCGCCGACCGCCTGCTGGAACTTCTTCATGCCCTTGGTGGCCGCGGCCAGTTTCTGGGTCATCGCGTTGATGGCAGTGGCCGCCGCTTCCGGCCGCTCGCCCAGCGTGAGCAGCGTGCTGGCCAGCGCCGCGGCGTCGCGCGAACTCATCTTCACGGTGCTGACCACGCCGCTGATGCGGTTGAGCACATCGATGATCTCGGCGCCCTTGCTG